GCTGATAACGAGATATATGAAGAACATCATATTCTTCCTCGTTCGCTTTTTCCAAATTGGGCTAAAAGAAAAGAGAACTTAGTGTTCTTAACTTTAAGAGAACATTACTTTGTTCATCAACTTTTAGTTAAGATTTATCCTTGCAAACAAATGGCTTTTGCATTATGGCAAATGTCTATGAAATATAAAAACAAAAACAGCAGAGATTATGAAGCATCAAAAAAGCTTTACAAGCAGTATGCTGTTGAGTTTTGGAATCGACCTGAGATAAGATTAAGAAGTCGAGAACAGCAGGTTGAAGTTTGGAAAAATGAAGAGTTGCTTAAAAAGCATTCTGAGATTTTGAAGGAAGTTATGAACAGACCAGAAATTGCAGAAAAAAGAAACAAAGGTGTTAGAGCTTCTCGATGTACACCTGTTAGATGTATACAGACTGGTGAAGTTTTTAATTCTTTAGGTGACGCTGCAAACTGGTGTAAAATAAAATCAATGGCCAAAATTGGCCAATGCGCTCGGGGTGAAAGAGCTCATTGTGGACGACACCCAGAGACAAAAGAACAACTTTCTTGGGAGTATGTTGGACATACAAACAAAAAGAAAGATAAAGTTCGAAAGATTAGAACGAAATGTGAGGATATTTTACCTCATATTGAAGGACTCGCTGATGAATAAGTTTTGTCCAAATGGCACACAACAGTTTGGATATCACCCAGGAGATTCTTGGGGTACTCCAAACTTCACAGCAGATTTAACAAATTGTGTTTCCGCAAGAGGCGATCTTGATCTCACTGGTTTTGTGTTTCTTGATGGAAATCAAGACTTGATGATTGACACAATAACTGCTCAGATGACTTTGACACAGTATGTTATTGATGCAATTAAAAAGAGTACGATGATTTCATTAAACTCAGCAGTTGCGGAATATTTTCTTGATAAGAATCCTGAGCTGTTTGATGGAAAGGAGTTGTACATTGAATAACAGAAACTTACGAGATGATTGGTTAAAAAAGTTACATAAAGATTGTGAAGAGATGCTTCATTACACAGACATAGCATCTTGTGAAAGAGTTGTTCTAACGAAAGAACAACTTAAAAGATTTGAAAATGACATTAAACAGCTTAAGCTTCCTGCAAGAGTTATTTATATGACTTCAGGAACATTAAGAAGATTGATAAGCGGCTTTTACAATAAAGAAACAGGCAACAGTGTTTGTATGCATCATAAAGTCGTTGAAGAATTGATAAAAGTTGACCCAACAATTTTTGATGGAGTTAATATCAATATAGGAGAACCATTAAAGGAGGGCGAAGATGGGACAGAGTAATTCTGAGTTTTGGAAAATAAGAGAACGTTTGACAGCTCTTACACAGGCCATAGGTTCAATGCCTGAGCTCAATTTGTCCGACATTGAAAACAATGAAGATGATGCTTCTAAATATGATACAAAGAAGTGTCCTGTCAAATTAAAAGATGTTAAGTTTATGCGCAAATATGTTGAAGGCGGCAAACTGAAAATCACAGAAACGAATGCGGAGTATCTTCTCGAGCAAAATCCAAACATTTTCCAGGGAATTGACCTTGATTTGATTGATGAAGATGATGACGATTATTTTGAGGAGTCATAATGACAGGATTAAACAATTTTGGAAGTACATATACAGCTGATCTTTATTATGGCGACACAACAGATAATTCAACTCTTCGTCACCAGCGCATAAACTTAGGCTATAATAGTTGGACTAGTAATGATTTTAATTATCTTGCAAGTGACTTCACAGGAGCTGTTATAACATATTACAACAAAGGTGAAATCGTCGGTGAAGAGCGGTATGAGTTTGATGAAGAGAATAATAAGATTATTGAAGAAATCCGAAAAGACCTTCAGAAGACAAAGAAAGAATACGCAAAGAAAGCAGTTTATCGTTTGACTGATGTTGAAGTTGATTTGTCAAAAAGACAGTTGTTTATAAATAAAAGTTTTTCTGACGGGCATACTGAAACAGTTGATGTTACATCAGATGTTCTTAACGAATTGAAAAATGGTGTAAAGAGAACTGTTTATCTTTCATCATATGTCCTTGACTTCTGTTCAGAGCAGGACCCAACAATTTTTGATGGTTGGGAAGTTGTTGTAACAGATGAAACTGCAGATGTAGGTTTAACTGAATTGCCTAAAAATCTTGACGGTTATAAAGATGAAACAAATGAAGATTACATTCAGCGTATCAAAAACAGAACAGAAGTAATTCGCCATAACGAAGAAGTTGCTGTTAAAGACGCAGAAAATAATGAAGAGATTGACAGAATCTTGAGGAGCTTATGACAGTGAATATCGTTTGTGATACAGATAGACTTGCAAAAGGCGCATATCTTTTCAGTAAAAGAGAACGCGAGCAATTTATGAAAAAAGTTGCTGAAATTACTGAAGACGAAGATATAGATGTAGTTAATATTGATTATGGTTATCGCAAAGACCTAAAATGTTATTACATCAATTTTGAATATTATTGGTATTATGAAATTGATGATGACGAAGATGTAAAGCAGATAGAAGCAGCTGTCGTACAGAGAGAAGTTGATAAAATTGTAAACTGGGAGACGAGAAAGTATGAAAGTTCTAGTGGTACCTGATGTTCACGGAAGTTGGAATCAGGCTCTCGACTTCATTAAGGCGAACAAAGATAAAGTTGATTATGTTGTAACTCTTGGCGATTATGTTGACGATTGGGAAGATGAGCTCAATGGAAAACCTATGCAGGAGGGATTTTTACAACTTATAGAAATGGCGCGTGCTGAGCCTGACAAGTTCCGTATTTGTTTAGGCAATCACGACCACGCATACATTTCAAATCAAACTTGCAGTGGACATCATTTTGAATATGAAAAAATGTATTACGAGATGTTCACACAGAATATGGATATCATATATCCTGCAGTTCTTATTGATGGCGTTTTGTTTTCGCACGCAGGTGTTTCACAGCATTGGTATAACAGAACAGTATCTTGGTACAATGACAAACATAAAATGGACAAAGTACCAAAGAAATTGAAGCGGGAGTATAACAAGTGGAAGTACAATTACTATCATATTGAAGATGTCTTCTTTGACGGTGTTGTTCGTTCTCTTGTAAATCCAAAAACCGAAAAAGAAAAGAAGTACATCGAAGAATATCACGAAAAGCAGGCTTATGCAAAGAAAATGATGGATGACGCTTACACAGCAATGGAGCCTTATTTTAAGGATGCTTTTTCAACAACTTTTAAGGCTGAAACATTGAAGGCAATTCTTGACAGTGATACAGAGTATTTCTGCCATTGTGGATATTCAGGCAGCGGTGATTCACCTGGTGAATCTTGCATTTGGATTCGTCCTAATTCATTGCTTCAAGATAACTGGCCTGGACATTTGAAATGTCAGGTTGTAGGACATACAGAGCTCGGTTTGAAAAAGTTTAAGTATCGTACTCATAAGTTGATTGTTTGTGATAACCACGAACACAACTGTGGCTTCATTCTTGATACTGAAAATATCGGGGATGACTTCGAGAAAGTGAAGTACGAAAAGAACCCATATTACAATATGCGTTCAAATGAATCACTTCTTCGAATGTTGTTAGGAGGTATGATCTGATGGAAATAACAAAAGATTTATTTATGAAGCTTGCAAATAAGTTTTTTGCTGATCCTAGCAAAGGCCGTGTGTTTCGAGAGTATTGCGAAGATGTTGGCATTCGTATGGATATGACTGTTGAAGAAATGAAAACAAAAATCCGCAGTTATCATAAGCAAAAAATTGCTTGGTCAGATATGATTATCAACACTCTTAAGGATGTTAGGTTACCTGAAATTGAAGAAGCAATTAAAACCCTTGAAGAAAAAGGATTTGATGCAATTCAAAAGTATGGCAATCAAACAATGAAAACATTCGACTGGACAGGAAAGGAGAAAACTTATAAAGTTGAAAAAGCTCGACTTATCAAGTCTTTGGGCTTCGGTACGACAAAAGAACATTGTCCAAACAAAACTTGTATTTTAATTGAAAACTGGGATGATCTTTCAAATCAAATGAAGAGGGAGTTTTGGAGAATGCAGCGTACACTTTTGAGATATGACAGATATATGTCCCGAAAGCGTCTTGCAAAACATAAAAAGCAAATTGCATATTCAAAGCGAGTTATTCAGAAACTTGACAGATTATCTGAAGAGGAAGTTCGCATTTACTATAGGGATGTTGTAAAAGACGAATTGGAGAAGAAATGATAAGAGTAAGAATTGTTAATAAGGCTAAAGACGGAGTAATTCTCAAAACAGGAAATCTCCAGCAAAAGATTTCTTGGGAAAACTTCAATTCAGCTTGGACAATCGACCCAAAAGATAAGCTTTATGCAATTATGAATAAAGACAAAGAGGACGAAGCTGCAAAAGTCAATGATATCGTGCAGGACGCAGTTATTGCTCTTATGATGGGAAGAGGAGAAAATCCACACGCTCAACTTACCTCAGCAATGATGTTCGGCAATTTGATTGACAAGTTTCAGCAGCTTGTGCCTGATGGAACTCCTGCGGATTTCCTTTTCCTTGTTCGCAAAGCTTACGAATCTCAAACAAACGCCTTGCTTAAAATGGGAGCAGGTTTTACACATAAAGATGATGATAAACACTTCAACAGCAGACAGCGTCGTCAGAACAAACGCAATCTTGAAAGAATTGCAAAAGAAAGAGCTGCTGAAGATAAGTTTACAATCGGTGATGCAATAAATATACAGGAACAGCGTGATAAAAATAAGAAAGCATCGGACTAATTATTATGTTTGTTCCTCAAAAGGTAAAGTCTTGGAGAATTAAAGATGGCGCAACTGATATGTCCGTTGAACTTATCAACGCAAAAGGACAGATAGTAGGTCGAGCCACTTTTTCGCTCGACGAAATAGTTAATATATCTAAAGCAGTATTTGACGGCTATGTAGTTGAGTTTAAGAACAAGACAAAATACATAATTTCATATCGTGACATTGATGAATGTTTTGATGTTGAATTGGAGGAACTTGATGGAAGAAGAAACAACTGAAAAAGAACATTGGTGTTTTGTTTCATATCAATATACATTAAAGAATGATTCTACTCCTCGCTTCGGAAACATTACTCTCCCTATGACAGGTCGCATTACTGACAATGATTCATTTCAAGTACTTAATCAATTCATAACACGAGCAATTACTGACGACCTCAAAGAACATAATAATGAAATACAAGGCGTTCCGATTATCTTATATTTTAAGGAGTTGGGAGTATGAACAATTTCTACAAACTTGACAGAGATGTAATTCGCCTTGACACAATCGACATCATATCAAAAAGAGAAAGATATGTTGGGCCTGACAGAAACGGTAAAGATGACTGGGCTCCTACAAACGGCGAGTTCCTTATTGTTATCAATGATGACAGAGAATACTCATACAGTTCAATACAAGACCGTGATATGGTTTATAATGACTTAATTGGAAAACTCACAATGCCTGATACACTTGATAATGTTCAAGGACAAGTGTTTACTGATAAGCAGGCAATTTCTATGACATATTAAATTGAACTTTTCTAAATCCTCTTTTATATTATTACTGTAATCGAATAAAAGGAGGATTCTATATGGCTTGAAGGAATGAGCCTTGCGGTTCTTTCTGAAGCAGATACTTGGGAGGTACTCGATGAGTCTGGGACAAAATGAAATTGATGCACTAATTGATAACTGCAAAAATAATAAAGCAGGCCTTGAAGATGTAAAAGGTTTTGAAGATAAGCAGCCAACGATTGACCTGCTTTCCATCGTTGCTTCTTCAATAGATCAGGAAGAACTAATAGGAGGTAAAGATGACTGGTAAGGAGTTCGACTTTTCTTTTGATTTGAATTGGCGAAAAGGTGACATTGGACTTCGCGGCAAAATTGCATCTAAAGAATGTGATGATTCTCAAAGTCCTGAGATAGTTTGTTATCAGCGTGGAGATGACGGCAGAGAGACTTGTTACACACTTGCATTTTTTGAAAAGACACGCGAAGGATATGACATTCGTACAGTAGGAACTCGCTTGTTTGATGCAATGAATGAATATCACATTGACTATAACAGCTTTATTGATGCTGTTAGGTACTTTCACGACATTCTTGACAAGATTTTGTACTTGCAAAAAATCGCTGAAGAGAAGTGGTAAGTTAATATTTTATTTGGAGGAAATATGAGTCAGTTTTCAGACAAAAGCGATTTTGGCGATACTTGTTTGATGCATTATACTCCAGATAGAATTGCTTTTGCAACCATCTTAATTGATGATGTTCCATTGAAAGTAAACAGTCCTCGAGACTTAATTCCTTATTACGGAAATATTGTTGCAAGTATGTCTTGTTCAGAAGACAAGATGTGCATCAATGTTTCAAAGACTTCACGGCCTCGTCAGCGAGAGATTGACACAATAAGCATCTTCATTGATGATTATGTTCAAAGATGGCGAAGAGCAAAAAGAAAAAAGGAGCAAGTTTATTTCAAAGACTTTGAATACCCAACGCTTGAAACAGATAGGTACATCATTTGGAAGCGTTGTGAACAGCATAGAGACTTTCTTCTTAAAGTTTTTACACCATTTGCTTATCGAAAAGATTGGAAGTTTAATCATATAAACACAGAAATTATTGAAACATTCTTCAGTGACATTCACACAAATATAGGTAACTTTTATCGAAGAAGCCTACTTGCTTATGCGACTGAGTACTGGGGAGAACAATATTATCTTGACAAAGAGAATTGGCTTTGTTGGGCGTCTGCTAACACTGACGACGCAGATCACAATGCAGCTCTCTTCCGAATACAAGAAGCAACTTGGGACTATGACAAAATGTATAAAGAATCTTTGGAGGAATTGAAATTATGTTAAACTTGGCATTGACTGTCGCAGCAATTACTGTAGGTGTTTATCTTGCAACTATTTTGGGTATACTTATATATTATCCTGTAAAGTTGTATCGTTTGAATCATCCTAAATCAAAAAAGATTTCCATTGAAGAAGTAACAAAACTTGTTGAGGATGCAATGTTCTGGGATCTTGTTGCTAAGATTGCAACAGACAAAAAGGCAACCTGTGATAATGAAAATCTTAATGACATAGGTTATGTTACAATTTTGCAGCCTTGTGAAAATAACGAATGTCCTTGTCACGAAAGCAGAGAAGATTGCTGCAACACAGGCGTTGAAATTGATGGCAAGCGTTACTGCAAAATATTCGTTGACATCAATAAACTTTGTGGACTTCCAAGTGTAAAAGAAAAGCCTGATGTAAGTAAAATACTTACTGATGAAGAATGCAAATTACTTGCTAAATCAATAGTAGAATATATGGAGGCAACTGATGAGAGATAACCCTTTCAAAGAAGTAAAGCGGGTTGTAAGTCAATTTTTTGAAACAGAATATTGGTATCGCTTTCGCAAAAGACTTGGCGATTATGACAGAAATGTTTCAACTTTGAACGATACTTGGAATGGACATAACACTTTGCTTCAGTGGCAGATTTTGAAAGTTGAACATATGTATCATAATCTTCGCAAGTATGGCTGTGAAGCAATGTGCTATGTTGACTCTCCTGACTTCCTTGATAATTGTGAAGCACCTGATATGTTTTATGCATTAAAGTATGTTCAAGATAGAGCAAAAGAAACAGGCGAACTGCAGTGGTATGGTGGCAAGTACTATTATGCATATGACAAAGAAAGCAGCAAGCCTTGGGTAATCTTCGACAAGAAAGTTGTTGACATCATTCCTGCTAGCAAAATCCCAAAAAGTAAACGCTTTTACAAAATCAACTTTGACGATGACTGCAACTATATCGGCAGCACTCCTTGTGACAAAGAAGTTTATGAACATATTCAGATTGCAAGTTTTGATACTTGGGAAGAAATGTCAGATTGGGTAAACAACTGTAAAGATGAGCCTGATGTAAATAACCTTGACCGCAATGCAATTATGTACGCTCATTCAATTCATTTTGAAACAACAGAGTTGCGCAATCTTTCACCTCGCCTTCGCAATGTTGTTCGTGGACAGAGAAGAAAGCTTCACGACTTGTACGAATACCGCAAACTTTTGAAACAGCTTGACGCGCTTGATTATACTTACAGTGAACCTTGGCACTCTCGCTCAGACGACATTTGGAAAAAATACAAAGATGACGACAAGAAAAGAATTGAAGAGTATGAAAAACTCTGGAAAGAGTTCAAAGCATATCGTCGTTCAATCATTGATAAAATTGCAGATCTTTGGAATGAAAGAGCAGATTTTTGGTGGGACTAAGTGAACTAATTCCAGCCTAAAGGCTGGAACCTTCTTTTTCGTTTCTATGGGTTTGCTTACTATCATTGGAAAATTCCAATGCAGCAGAGGCAAGACCCTCAACGGAGGCTTGTTCCAAGCACTCGGCTCTTTTAGTTGAACCAAACAATTTTACATTTTTTGCTGCGTGTATGTCTCTGTCAAAAGAATATCCACAGTCGCAGTGATAAGTTCTTTCATCTAATCCAATTTTGTTCAAGCATCCACAATTTGGGCAAAACTTTGTTGTTGGACTCCATTTAGATATTTTGAAAGACTTATCGTTTTCAAGACTCACAAGTTTTGCTTTAACTCTTCCTAAATAGGAACTTTGTATTTCTCTAGCAAAACCTTTACTAAATTTTTTCCATTTAGCAATTTGTTCATCTTGAAAGTAGATAATATCATAATTTGAAGTGAGCTTATGAATCAACTTATTTGTAGCATCAATTTTTTGATTTGTCAAATGCTCATATTCTTTCTGAATTTGATTTCTTAATCGCCAATATCGCTTAGAGCCTTTCTGCTTTCTATGCAATTGTTTCTGTAGAAATGTCAGTTGCTCACTTTCTCGCACATTGCAATTAAGTTTTTCTCCATCAGATGTTACGATATTATCTTTAATTCCGAAGTCTAAACCGACTTCTTTATATTTCTTTTTTTCTATTTTCTTCTGTTTAGGAATACAAATTGAAAGATGAACATAAAAGCCAGAAGCTTTTCTTATAAACTTTCCATCCGCAATTTCATATTCCTTAAACTTTTTAAGTTGTTCAAGACCATAAACTTTCAAATTGGCAAAACCAGGAATAGTTATGTGTGAATTATCTCTTACACAAAGCCAAGGACCAGTAATCATAGGAATTGAGTTCACTTCACTTCTGAACTTCAAAGTTCCTACTTTCAAGCCCTTTTTCTTTGCTTTGCTCAAGTTCACAATATCAGTTTTCACAGATTTCACAATTCCTCGATGCATTACAGATGAAAGTGTAATTGTTTCTTCTATCAAATTTTCATCTTTGTCTAGCCTATGGACTTTTCTATGGCTTAAATATTCATATTTGAAGATATTGTTATCTTTATCTGCGATTTTAGAAGTTGCTAACATATCATTAACAACCCATTTTGCTTGTTTAAAGCAATCATTCATTTTGGCAAAAGTTTCTTTAGAAGTTTGATGACAGTTCACCTTCAACTCAATAACTTTAATATCTTGAGTCTGTCTGCGTTCACGAGTAGCAATAAGAGAGTCTTTGATTTTCTGTCTTTCTTCTTCTGAAAGCTGTTTTCTTGCCATATATTATAATTAGTTAGTTGTTTTCAAAAATTTAACTTAAAACTTGTTGTCCAACAATTAGGTTAATCTATAAATAATTAGTTGCTTGAATTAAAAAGCTTTATGGACTTCTAAATGTCCGCCTTTTAAGGCGGACTCTTATGAAGCCCATTCCTGTTAATATAATTTCAGAGGTTGGAAAATGAGTTCACTTAAAAGTAAAGTTAGATTTATTATTCCTCTTACAATGTGGCAGCGTTTTGTCAACCACGAAATCTTGCTTAAGCGGCCTTTTGAAGTTAAAGAGTTTGAAGAAACTTTTTATGAATATGAGCCATCTGATTTCATATCGCTCGAGGACTACTTCAATTTGGTTAAAAAAGATGTCATTAGTTTGCCACACACTGTTGGATATGATTGGAGCGAACTAGAAGATGCTGCTTATGAGTATGCAAAGAAAATGACTTTTGAAGATTTCAAAAGAATTGCTTTTGCAAACTATGATGAAAATGTTTACAAGCTTGAAAAACCAATCACGGTTGACTATGCAAGATACTATCACGACGACAAAGATCATCATCATACTTATGAGTATTTGTCTGCAAGAGATATTTGGGATATTATTTTTCATTGGTCTCTTACACGTGAACGCCCATCAGTTTATTTTTATGACGGTGACTTTGAAAAAGATGTTATCGAAGTTCGTGAATACACAAGAGGCGATGGAATAACAAAAGATGTTTTCGTTGTCCGCGAAGAAGAGGTGTATATATGAATGAAGCATTGCTTATGAAAACAATCAACTTTTGGCGAGGCAAAAAGAACAACCCTTTGAATGGCAAAACCTTCAAAGAAATTGAACAACTTGCTGAAAAATATGGATATGACCTTGGAGGAATGAATGCTGTCACTGAAAAGTAATTACTTTCGTACAAGAGAAGAGCTTTGTGACTTTGTGAACAATGGCGAAACTGAAATTACTATTGTTCAGATTGTTGCAAACAGCACAGGCTTTGTTCTCTTTTATAAAGAGGGTGAATAATGCTTAATATGATTTTTACTTTTGATGACTTCAAACACAGTGAAGAAGTTTTTGCTGAGTTTGCAACTGTTATCGGGTACCCAAATCTTCGAGCATCAGACACAGATAAATACCAAGGTCTTGTCAATTTTGAAAACATCCGAACAGGAAATGTTATATTTCAAGGCTATGATGGCATTTATATTGAGTTTGACGAAGATGAATCTTTGATAAGATTTTATTCAGGCGTAAACAAAAACAATGTTCTTTTTGTTTATAAAGAACATACAACTAAAATTACGGAGGCAAAAAATGCTGAAGACAATGATGAACAAACTCAAAAACCTCAAGGCGCGGATCGTTTTGTGGGCTTACCTAAATATAAACCCTACGACAAGTTACATCGCCCAGCAGTGGGCAATATTGTTATTTGGTGTGATGGTACATACCAAATTACTGGGGTAAGACCTCGTAGAGATTGTGATCTGCTCGATATTGTTATTGGTGATATGACTATTCGTTCAGATGAATTGCTTGCAAATGGTCGTTACATCAATGCTGAAATCTGTGGGTGGAATGAAGATACAAAAATGGGCTAAAGTATGAAAAAGAAAGTTGAACCACTTGACTTGGCAGCAAGAGTTTCAAGTGATGGCTATTCATTGCAATTTTATTGTGATAAGCCTTATCAAACTTATAGTGTTGCCATTGTCAATGATAAAGTAAAAAACAAAGAATACTATAATCAGATTATTATCTCAAGAGACTCTACTGAGAAGATTTCCAATTGGTTGCTTAAAGCCACTGATGCAAATGAAACAGACTTATCTTCTTTGTATGTCGAGTGTGTTTCTCATTGTGAAATACTTTCATTCAGCAAACTTGATAATTGCATTTATGTTCAACTTTATCAGGTTGCTTCTTTTCCTAGACAAAAACGTGGAAAGACTGACGATGAGTTTTCAATGTCAGAAAGAGTGGCTGGTGTTTTGGCACGAACATTGTTACTTTATTTACATACAGGCGTGCCTAACAGTTAATATCAAATTGAGGTAGGCAATGGACGAATGGGAAGAATTAAGAGATCTTGCAACAAAATTGCCTCCTGATGTATATGCTTCATTACAGTCAATGGCATTGAGCGGTATGTCTATGGATATGCTAAAATGTGCAGTTATTGATGCTATTGCTAAATATAATGGAGGCACTATTCAAATGGCTGATGAAATTGTAAGACCGAAGAAAAAGATTATGGATCTTTCGAGTTTTTACATTGTACCTGAAAACGAAAATGATCCTGACGGTCCTTGTGGAATATTTGATGATGGAGGCTATGAAGACGAAACAGAGTCAATCGTAAAGCGACTTGAAGTTTTTCAATATGAAACAATTATTGTGACAGAAGATGTTGCAGCTGTTTTGCTTGACCGAAATCCAAATTGCTTTGCAGGTTGTCCAAATCTTCAAATGGTTGATGGAAAAAATAATTCACATAATTGAAGCCTGTCCTCGGCTAAAGACCGAGGACATTCCTACCACTAGTCGCCTGTGAGTGGTTTCCTGCTTCATCGAGTGAGCCAACTTGCAAAGCAAGTAATGCTAAGCTTTTGACCTTATCACTTTCCACAGGCGTAAATTCCCGTTCTTCCAACGGTACATAGTTTTTCAAATTGATTGCCGCATTTACATCACGAATGTGATTAGCTCCACAACATTCACAAGTCCATTTTCTTTCTGAAAGTTGAAGTTTTTCATACTTCCAGCCACAACAAGAGCATAGTTTTGAGCTTGGAAAATACCTATCTGCTTTTATGACTTTGCAGCTATAGTCTTCACCTTTTGCTTGGAGTCTTGAAACAAACATTCCCCAAGAAGTGTCATTCATATTTTTGGCATTTCTTAGGAATTTGCTTATTCCTTTCAAGTTCAAATCTTCTACAACAACTTTGTCATAAGAACGAACTAATCGTAAAGATTCTTTTTCAATCCAATCTTTCCTGCTATTTGCAATATGCTCTTCCAATCTTGCAAGCTTGATTCTCGCCTTGTTTCGATTTTTAGAGCCTTTTTGCTTTTTAGCTAATCGTCTTGAAAGTTTTCGTAATTGTTTATGATGTGCTTGTTTTTGTGCTACATATCCAAAATCTTTTCCAGATTTTCCGTCTGAATTTATGTACATTTCAGCAGGACTGAAGTCCATACCAATTGCATCTTTTCTGTTATCTATTTTGTGAACTGCTTTCTGAACTTCAAAAAGTATTGCTACGAAATATTGATTTGAGCAGCTCTTTTCGACTGTCATACTGCAAAGTTTTGTTCTTCTTTCCCACCAAGTAGGAAACTTTCTGTCTTTGAAAGAAACTAATCCAACTTTTGGCAATTTCACTTTTCGTTCTTCAAAGTTCAAATAAGAGTCATCTACCATAACCTCCCTGTAGCTCTGATGATTGTTATGCTTAGATTTGAACCTTGGAAAACCCGATTTTCCTTTTCTTGAGCCATTATTTGATTTGAAGAAGTTCACGAATGCTTGGTCACAGTCCATTCTAGCTTGCTGTAAAGCAGCAGAACTGACTTCTTTCATATAAGGATATATGATTTTCCATTCTTTTTCTGTTTTAGGCTTGAAGTTTTTGTAGATTTCTTTTGATTTTAGCTGTCTTTCTTTTTTAGGAATTGGAAGTATGTTGTCTATGTAGAATTCATTTCTTTCTTGAAGATGCTCATTATATAATTTTCGACAGCTTCCGAATGTCTTGTTGATGAGAATAGTCTGGTCTTGATTTGGATAGATTCTTATTTTGAGAACTTTGTGTTGTACTTCGTCAAATATGACTAATTTATCAGACATTCACAATTCCTTACTAATTGTGTTTGTTTAGAAGAAAGTCAGAATTACCAGTTCTGGCTTTTTTCGTTTCTATATATTTAGTTAGTATATTTTAAAAGACTCAATTTTTATGTTAATATCTAATTATGGCAATTCATATGCCACACTAAAGATGTGGCAATTTTCTTGTCAACTTTTTATAAAAACTTTGGACAGACGAGTATAGACCTAACAGATTATCGTCTTGTTTCTTTAGGAGTTATTGACATTCTTGTATCAAAAGAACTTTCTCCAAATGGAGAAACTGTTCGAGTTGATTATGATAAAATTAACCCTAGAAAGGTTAATAAAACTTTGGCTGTTATAAGACAGTTGAAAAGTAAAGATTGGAACACTTGTTGGGTACCTGAATGTATTTTCGAGTTCCTTGCAAAAATAGAACCCACAGCTTTTGTGCGGGTTAAACAACTTATGTTATATGACGATGAGGGCAACCTTATTGTGGAGGACAAAAATGAGTGAAGACTTTGAAAGAATACTTGTAATTACACCGCATCATCCTGCTTCAATTTCACACAGAAGTAATGTGCGCGAACAGTATGGCATTACAAATGAACAGCTTGACAAGTTGATTGAGAGCGGAGATGCTCTTGACCATAATGGTAAAGCTGTTTGCTTTGACTTGCCAATTCCTGAAGCGTACGCTTAATGGAAACAAAAAAGAAAGAAGTTGATGAGCTTAAGTTAAGTAAGTACGCACTTAAACTTTGTAAGGAAGTACAAATGGCTTTGCCTCATATTTCAAATGTTCGCGCTATGAAAAGATTGGCAGGTGCACTTAATGAGTATTTGAAAGCTTATCAAAAACTTGGAGGAAAAATTGAGTAAATTATCAGATTCTGTAAAAGAAATGCAGGAAGAGGAAAAAAAGAAAAATCTTGAAGAACATTTTACAACAGACGAAAACAAAGCAGCATTTAAGAAAGCACTCTATGAAAAAATTTCAAATGTTGAGTTTGATGTACTTCAATCTCCTGATGCTTTCTATATTGAAGTTTATCCGTTTATGAACTTTGATAAAACCTTGGTTGTAAAAATTAAAAAGGCAAGAACAACATCATTTGAAATTGGTTTGTTCCCTAATGGAAAGCAGGCTGCTTATCTTGTTGGCAAATATCCTATCGTAACTGATGCAATCGGTACTGACGAAGACGGGTATGTTGACATCAGTGAATTGACATATTACTGTGAAAAGACAGCAAAGGACTTCCCAGTTGCAAAAGAAAAGTCAACATTAAACAAAGAAATTGATGAAGGTTTCAAAAACCCAAAAGTCAAATCAACTGACGGCAACGGACGAGTATCTTTAGGTGGTGAAACGCTTGAAGAGGACGTTGCTTTCAACGAATGGATGCATAAACGCTTCAAATAAAACAAGGCGGCCTTTGAGCCGCCTTTATTATTTTAATGGAATCCCATATTTTTAATTAAAAGTTGTTGTTTTTTCTTTTCACTTTCATAAGTTCTTTCTTTTTCTTTTAATGGGTCCCAGACGTGGAATGGGATATACTCATTTTCATAAGTATCAAGCAAATGTAAGTTACCTGCGATACAGTCGGTGATATCTTTTGCATTACTTCCAACTTTACTGAATTGCCAACTTTGTTCAGTGTACTCACATCCTGGAAGGCAGAACTCATCACTATAAACATTTTCACCGTTCATATGATCTATCTTTGTTGTTCCTGTCGTCTTTCGTTTAACCATTTGTAAAGCAAGCAAGTTGTTCTTTACCATAACGGATTTGCCACAGTAATATCTTTTATGAATTACATAGTCAACAAGTGACAAGTAAGGCGCGTTATTTTTATCGACTGAAACATAATCAACTTCAATGCCTGCACGCTCCAATGACTGCATCATAGCTCTTGACTGGAATGAGTCAAATGACACGTGACGAATGTTCATATTGCCAAGTCGAATTAAGTCAAGAATAAAGAACTTGAAAGCATCCAAGTTAATCATACCTCCTTTAGGAATAACAGGAACAACCATATCAGTAACATAAACTTTCAAAGGCTGCCCTTGTGTATCAAGTCGCACCTTATCTCTTTCAACGTGACTTATCGCAATGCCTGCGGTATCTCCTGAAATAGCCAAGTCGATTGATGCTGCACGAGGCAAAGAAGGCTCATAATAGAAGTAATACTTACCAAGAATCTTATTAAAGAACTTATCTTTAACTTGATTCCAAATCAAGTGTTCAGGTTCATCTTCAGTCTTTGCAATAATAGTTGAGTAGATGTTTTTAAGATTGTTGTCAAATGTATGATCTATCCATTCTTTGTTGTAAATCAAGCGGTCAGCTGCACCTGAAGGAATGCCTGCTTGGTCTCGTAAGAAGTTGATTGGAGATTCTTCAGCGTTGTCTTTGAATGAAACGACACCGTTTGAAGTAATCTGATTCATTGGAGCCCATTCAATGTCCTGCGGGTTGTAAGTTGACAATTCATTCTCTGTCTCAACGACTTTAGGAGGCTGTCCATCACCGCCCTTAAACACTGGGAATGCGTGAACAAAGTCTTTCTTAAGATTTACAGGTTGTTTCCAATCTGTTCGAGGAGTCTCCCAAGCAGTTGGGAATTCTTTTGGAAAGTACTTCCATCTTGAGCCTGTAACGATATAATTCTTTTTATTCTTTTTTGTACCGCTGTCCCAAATCCATTCATCAATAGGACTTTCAAGTGAGTTTGGCTGAGAGTCGATGATGAATCGTCCGTAGTAGTTGCCTTTCATACGGTTATCAATTCTTTTACGAAGTTTCGTAAAGAATGTAAAGATTTTGTCGTCTGACCAACCGTTTTCTGAGAACATTGTCAATTCGGAAATTACTGCCGAAATAATGTTCTGTCCCAAGATAGAACCTGCACCATTGATGATTTTATAGTTTACACCATTTTGCATCGAAAGCGCCGACGTAGGTGATGAACTTGTCCAGTGGATGCAGTCACTTATGTCTTCAGCTGAAGCGTCAACCAAGTCTTGATGTGTACGAACACGTTGGAAGTAAGGAGCACCTTCAAGAATCTGAGTAAACGGCTCAAGCAACAACTCCGACGCTTTCTTTTGGTTCCAACCACCCAAACATTGGGTAAAGATTGAAGACATAGCCATACCAAAGAAACGATATGGGTGCCACATCATTGCATAGTGAACTGAGATATAAAGCTGTGCAAGTGTAGAAAGTGTTGACTTACCCCAACCGATACATTGTGTAAGTACCAAAGTTCGATATGGCTTAAGTGGGTCGAAGAACTCACAGAAAATGTCAATAAGAGGCTTGTGCAAAGCTTCAGCCTGCGCACCGATAAACTTTTCTTGTAAGAACTCTTCAGGTGTTGGTGGTCTACATTTGAAATTAAGACGCCAAGCATTGTTCATCAAATCACCTTTAGCTGCATCAGCCAAAGTATTTGTTTTAATTGCCCATTCAAGATAAGCTTTAATAGCAGGGAAGTTTAATGCTTGGAACTCTGGACGCTCCATTGCTTTTTGGTCACCTGCTAAAATATCTCTTAAGATGCTTGCAACATTGGCTATGTTTTGATTGAAGTCAGCCTTGCCTAAAGTAAGAATCTGATCTGCAGGCTGCTGTGGCATTTCAAGAGTTTGCTTATAAAAGTCTTTATCTACGTTTGTGTCATCTACCTGCATTGACCAAGGGTTAGTTGCTTGAATAACAGGTACATCATCACCAGCCATCCAATGCTTCTTTTCATCTTTAGTCATTACAACATCTTTATCTTCAGTGTAAAGTGGTGAGTTTGGATCTTCATCATACTTACTTATACCCGACTCACCAGGAAGAATAATGTTCATATGTCATCTCCTCCAATGTCTATCATAGGCCTCCACGTTGAACAGCAAGCGCGAGGGACGTAGCGCATTTCTCCCACTTCTCTGCAACTTTTTGTTCAAGACTGTCTGCACGAGCTGTGTACATAGAATAGTCGATGTTCCCAGGAAGATCACTTTTACACATTGAGCGCAACATACCAATGTTTCTTAAAACATAAGCTTTACAAATAGCGCGAAAGTCGGTTCTCATTGAAAACTTAATGTCATCAAAGTCATATGATGCGCATAACCATTTTATACATACGGCTCCGCCAGTTGTTGAATATCCTGTAGCGTATTTTTTGCCGTTTTCTTTTATTGTTTTCACGTGCTCGCGACGGAAATAGTTCAAATAACCTTGATTTGCTGCAAGTGCTTGCATAGCAGCATCTCTGTTGTGAAGTCCTACGAATCCTGGGACAGGCTTTCTATATGAAACACCTGAGCCAAAGCTGCTTCCTGAAGCTCCACCATAAATCATCTGTTCACGGTACAATGAAAAGGCACCTGCCCCGTAACCTGCGTTACTTCCTGCAGCTCCTAATACATAATAAGGAACACAAGCAAAAGCTCCTTCTGGGAATTCTTTTTTGAATGAACCGCCTG